GGATGCCGCTCTGTCCGAGTGGCGCGCCAGCCAACATGACACCGAACCCGCGCCGGACGGAGGCACGCCCTCCGAGTTCACCCGTGAGCAAATCATGCTCACCCGCACGAAGCGCCAAATCGCGGAAACCGAACTCGCGGAAATCAACGGCGTCCTCTTCCACGAGCAGGACATCCGCGCTGTCCTTGACCCGCTCATCATGGCCACGAAAGCCGCGCTGCTCAACCTGCCGACCGAACTCGGTCCGTTGATGACCGGCGACGATGCACACGATACCGCCCTGCTGGAACAGGGCATCAGACAGGCGCTGAACGAGATCAGTAATTATGACCCTGCCGAATACGCACAACACAGCCGGCGCCGCCGGAAGAAAACGCCGATACGCGCCGACGACTGATCAGCGCAGTCGCACCCAGCGCCTCTTCCGCGAAATCTGGAGAGGATGGGCGCCGCCGCCGGATACCCTCCTCGACGCCTGGACGGTGGAAAACCGCCGCCTCTCGTCGGAGGAATCCGCGCGCCCCGGCCATTGGTCCTTCGACAAAACGCCCTACCTCCGCGGAATCTCCCGCGCCTACTCCGACGCGCCGGATCAGCAGCTCGTCGTCATTATCGACGGCCAACTGCAATTTATCCCGTGGAAAAAACGCAACGAGCGCCTCGTCTGGATGTCCGGCGCCCAGGTGGGAAAGACGAACTGGCTGCTCAACATCATCGGCTATCACATCGATATCGCCCCGCTCCCCATGCTCGTGGTCCAGCCCAACCTCGACATGCTCAAAGTGTTCAGCGAGCAGAAGCTCGACCCCATGCTCCGCGACACCCCCTGCCTGGGCGGCAAGGTCCAGTCGAACAAATCCAAAGACGGCAAAAACACCATCGCCTCGAAGTCCTTCCCCGGCGGCCACGTCTCCATCATCGGCGCCGGCAGTCCGAACTCGGGCCGCATGCGCTCGATCGCCATCGCCCTCATCGATGAAATCGACGGCTACGAACTCTCCTCCGGCAAGCAAGGCGACCCGCTCGGCCTGGTCACCACGCGCACCGCCACCTATAAAGCCAAGCGTAAAATCATCATCACCAGCACGCCGCTCCTCAAAGAAACCAGCCGCATCGAAACCCTCTACCTGGACGGCACGCAGGAAGAATGGCAGCATCCCTGCCCGACGTGTGGACAATATCAGGTCATCCGCTTCGGCAAGCAGCTCGACTTCGAAACCTGCGACTACGTCTGCGAACACTGCGGCGTCGTGCATCACGAGCACGAATGGAAAGCGCAGCCGGGCTGTTGGATTGCCCAAAATCTGACCGCGTCAACCCGCACCTTCCACACCTCGGCGATGGACAGCCACCTCGCGCCCTGGTCGGATCACGTCCAGAAGTTCCGCGACGCGATCGCCGAACAGCGCAAAGGCAATAACGAACCCTACAAGGAGTTCGTCAACAACGTCGAGGGATTGACCTACGAAGAAAAAGGCGAAACGCTGGAAGAAATCCCCTTCGCCAATCACGTCCATCGCTACGCCGATGATATCCCCGCCGGCGTGCTCCTCCTCACCGCCGCCGCCGACGTGCAGGATAACCGCGTCGAAGTCGAGCTGCGCGGCTGGGGCGTCGGCTTTGAAACCTGGGGCATCCGCTATCAGGTCATCGACGGCACCATGGACAAGCCCTCGGTGTGGGAAGCGCTGGACGAAATCCGCAACCGGATCTGGCAAACCGCTGACGGCCGCACCCTCCAGCTCGCCCGCCTGCTCATCGACTCCGGCGGCCATTACACCAAAGAAGTCTACAACTACACCCGCCCGCGCGCGCCGCAGGTCTATGCCATCAAAGGCAGCACCGTCTACACCGATCCGACGGTCGACAAAGTCTCCCACGTCGGCACCCACAAAACGCCGCTTTTCCTCATCGGCACGATACAAGCCAAGGACAACATGCTCACCCGCCTGCGGCTCACCGATGAAGGCCCCGGCTACTGTCACTGGCCGGTCAACGGCCTCATGGCCGACGGCCTCACCATGCGCGGCTATGATGAAAACTACTACGCCATGCTCGTCAGCGAAAAGCGCGTGCTCCGCAACACCGGCGGCAAGCAGCATTACACCTGGGAACCCCGCCGCAAAGGGATCCGTAACGAAGGCTGGGACGCCCTCATCTACAACTACGCCGCCGTCATCATGCTCGTCGGCCAACACGGCCCCACCTACCTCGACCGCCTCGCGCAAGTCGCTGCGGTCAAACCGACTACCCCACCGCGACCGCCCGCCCAACCCGCCGGCCGCCGCGTCCTCTCCCCAGGAGTGGCATTTTAATTTGGAGTGCGGAACCGCAGTGCCGCTTTTGCACCGAATGTTGGAGGTAAAAACATGAAACCAGCACTGAACCACTGCCCCTTCTGTGGGGGGAAAGCAACGTATAGTAAGATTGAAGATGGTATCTCGGCGAGATATGGCGATGAATTTATTATCTGCACAAATTCGGAATGCAGGGCGTCTACCCAAATGATGTTCTCACCTACGGAGGATGTAAAACCGCTATTAGCAGCGGTCTGGAATCGACGCGTGATCACTGAACCGATCATCCACGAACCCGCAGTCCAGCCTGAATTTGACTCCTGGCTAAATGATCACTTTAAAATCGGCTTTGGAAGCATCCCAGCCACCGAGATCATCGCCCGCGCCAAAGACGAAAACATTCGCCTCTGTATCGGCAAAGGCCATCGTGATCACGAAGCCCGCAATGGCCATGACTGGACCATGTCGATTCCCCTGCAAAATGAAGACAGCGACGTGATATTCGACTACCTCGCCAGCTTCGCCGAGATGCTATTGGAACGTCTCCGCAAAGAGATATTTTGCGCAAAACAATAACAGCTTACCTTTGGAGTGCGGCACCGCAGTGCCGCTTTTGCACCCAACCAAACACGAAAGGACAACGAACATGACACAACTGAACTGGGAACAAATTTTAGATCATCCGAATGAGAAAGGCGGTCTCACGTTCCGCGCCAGCAGCCAGCGCTACGAAAATTGCGGTTATCGCCTAACGGGAAATTCAGCGCTCCTATACCGGCCACCCAGGCGTCAAGGCCGACGCGCGAGTTATCGCCTAACGGGAAATTCAGCGCTCCTATACCTGGTGGAAGGCTTAAACGGGATATTTCTGTCGAACATGGGCTTAATGTCGATAGATGAAGCGAAGAGCTTCTGCCAGAAAATCGAGGACTATGAGTTTCCGGGCATGTTTGCGCAACGGGATACACCCGACCCCAACCTCACCGTGCAGACCGACTTCGCCACTTGGCTGAACGATCACTTCCACGTCGGCTTCAGCGAAGTGCCTGCCTCCGAGATCATCGCCAGCGCCAGAGAGGAAAACATCCGCCTCTGCATCGGCAAAGGCCATCGTGATCACGAATGCCGCTTTGGCCGCGACTGGACCATGTCCATCCCGCTCCAAAACGACGACAGTGACATGATCTTCGACCGCCTCGCCGACTATGCGGAGATGCTGGAGAAACGTCTCTGCGCCGAGATTTTCAGCGCGAAACAATAACCGATCACCCTATGGACCGCCGGCTTCCAGCCGGCCCGAACCGAACCAAACACGAAAGGACAAAACCATGACAGATGATTTAGCGCGCTATCAAGCAGCAGAACAGGATCAGGCGTATCTGGAAGAATTGAAGAACCTCTTTGAGGAGAAAATAGGTCATAAACTGCCACACCTCCAGATTGTCGAAGACGAAGACGAACACACGACCGACGAGGAAGTGCAGCGTTTACGCGACGAGATCACCCGTCTGAAATCCGAGCGCGACTTCTTCGCCCTCGAAGCCCTCAAAGCCGTCTCCGCCGCCGGCATCTGCACCCCGGAAGAGGGCTATGTAAAATATCCCGCCGCCTTCCCCGGCGATCTCAAACTCCTGATAGCCATGATCGATCTGGGCAAGGAGCATGCTGCTGACCGCCTGCTCTTCCAGCAAGGACTCACCTCGCGTGAAGTTATCGAAGCCGACGGTTATCCGATCCCTCCCTTTACGCCGGAACAGGAAGCACAACTTGCGCCCCTGTTCATCGAAGAGCGGATCACGGATAACCTGCTCCCCGGCGATCTGCGCCTGATGGTCACCGCCATCGATATCCGTGCGCATGAAGTCGAATATGCAATCTATGGCTGGGGTACGGATACCCCCAGCATCCCCCTGCAACACGGCACAATCTTCAACCGGCCCGAAGCAGGCGAACTGGCAAACCGCTTCCAGGACTTTCAGCGCAAGCTGGTTGCCGACCTCGCCAACGCCCTCGGCATCCCCGCGAGTGAACTTACCAAGCCGATCTCCACCCCGGTACCGGAGCAATATGAATACGCCGCTATCGGTCACCTGGTCAGCAACATATACAAAAAAACCGGCTTCCTCCTCCTGCGCAAGGATAGCCATTTTGATGTGGACTCCGATATATTCACCGCCTCCGGCTATCCGCTCATGGATAGTGTGTCAGCGTTCACCCTGGAGGATGTCCTCACCAACCTGCAGGAGCAAATCGACCATGCCTAACCCCACTCTCTTCGACGCCTGGCGCATCTCCATGCACGAGTCCATTGAACTCACGCAGGCGTCGCTGACCGCCTATGGGCAGAAATACCGGCACTGGGCCATAGCCTGGAGTGGCGGCAAGGACAGCACGTCGCTGCTCACCGTCGTGCTCTGGCTCATCCGCGCGGGCCGCGTGCCGGCGCCGGAGACACTCACCGTCTGCTACGCCGATACCCGCATGGAGTTGCCGCCCCTCGCCATCGCCGCCGCGGAGATCATGGAGCAACTCCGCGCGCAAGGCATCGAAGTCCGCCACGTCATGGCCCCGCTCGATAAGCGGTATTTCGTCTACATGCTCGGGCGCGGGGTACCGCCGCCGAACAACAATACCCTGCGCTGGTGTACCGAACAAATCAAAGTGAAACCGATGGAAGCCGCGCTGCGTGAACTCTACGGTGAGCGCAAAGAGAAAATCCTCATGCTCACCGGCGTGCGGCAAGGGGAATCCGCCATCCGTGACGGGCGGATCGCCATGAGTTGCGGACGCAATGGCGCGGAGTGCGGCCAGGGCTGGTACCAGGAGACATTGCCGGATGAACTCTGCGATAAGCTCGCCCCGCTCCTCCACTGGCGCGTCTGTCACGTCTGGGCGTGGCTGCGTGACTGGGCACCCAAAGAGGAATATGGCGGCTGGTTTTCCGTCTCCGCCGTCGCCGATGCCTACGGCGGTGACGAAGCGGAGGAAATCAACGCGCGCACCGGCTGCCTGGGCTGTCCCCTCGCGAATCACGACACCGCGCTCGATATCGCGTTGAAGTCGCCGCGTTGGGCCTATCTGGAATCCTTGAAGGGCCTGCGTCCGCTGTATCGTGAGATTCGCTTGCCGCAATATCGCAAGCGCATGCCGCCCGGCGAAGCACGCAAAGACGGCGTACTGTTTACCAATCAAAACCGTCTCGGCCCCCTCACCATGGACACGCGCGCCATGGCGCTCGACCGCGTGCTGACCATCCAAGCCGAAGTCAATGCCGCCGCCGTCGCCCATCACCGCCCGGTCATCGACATTCTCAACGCCGAAGAGGAAGCGCGGATACGCGAACTATGGTCACTTAACACCTGGCCAAACCGCTGGTCCGGCGATGAACCCATCGGCGACGAACCCTATGAGGAAGCCAACCAGACCGCTTCCGCGCTCGCGTTTGCATTTGCTGAATCACATTGAAAGGACAAACCCATGCAACTGATCAAACCCAGCTACCATATCCTGGATGACCTGAACCAAACAGCCATCCTCCAGCGGCTCGAAAACGCCGCGCGCACCTGCTATCAGAGCGAAGACAGAATCACTGCCGATGGTCACTCCGCGCGTAATCTCGTCGCGCATCTGCGCGGCTTGCATCACGACGCCATGCTCGAATTTGCCGACCTCACCGTGCGCTTTACCGTTGACCGCGGCGTCTCGCACGAACTGGTCCGGCATCGCCTATGCAGCTTTGCCCAGGAAAGCACACGCTACTGCAACTACGGCAACGGACATCTCAAATTCGTTATCCCGCCCTGGGAACCGTATCAACCGGCTATTGTCGAGATAGCGGCCGCCACCATTGAAGAAGCAATGGTAACTGGTACCTATTGGCTTGGTGTGATGTGTATGGCCGAAATAGCCTATAAACGCCAGCTAGAACAGGGAATGCAACCGCAACAGGCGCGCGCCGTCCTCCCCAACAGCCTCGCCACCCAGATCGTCATCAAAGCCAACCTGCGTGAATGGCAACACATCTTTGCCCTACGCACCGCGCCGGCGGCCCATCCACAAATGCGCGAGATCATGATGCCCTTGCGGCAGGAACTAATCGAGAAACTGCCGGAGATCTTCGCTATCCAATAACCAATGGCCAATAGCTAATAGCCAACCGCCAACAACTTGAAAGGACAAACCCAATGGAAAACATGACCACCAACGCCAATCTCTACGTCGCGCAGGCGACCCGCACCGAATCCCGCGACTTCCCCGCTATCGCCGAACGCCTGGCGCAACCGGACAATATCCGCCTGCTCCATGCCGCGCTCGGCCTCGCCACCGAAGCCGGCGAATTTCAGGACGCGCTGAAGAAGCATCTCTTCTACGGCAAACCGCTCGACACGGTCAACCTGGTCGAAGAACTCGGCGATCTCTGCTGGTATCTCGCCATCGCGATGGATACGCTGGGCGTGCCGTTCGAGGAAGTCCTCACCCGCAATATCGCCAAACTCCGCGCGCGCTATCCGGAAAAGTTCACCGAAGCACACGCGCTCACCCGCGACCTCGCCACCGAGCGCGCCATCCTGGAATCCTGAAAACCGGCAACAGGGAAATGCCCCCTTTCCCGCCACGCGCAAAAGATGCACCTGATAAGCTAAACCTATTAGCTTATCAGGTGAATCACCCACCTCGAAAAAGTGTCGCAAATCGCCCCAAACGTCGCAAATCGCCCCAAACGTCGTAAACGGCGTCCCGAATTTGCCCTTCCTCCCCCTCCAAGTCTATTGTTCCGCCAACGCACTGTCTCTTCCCGATGAACGGGTGAGGAATCGCAATGGCTGAACCGTGGACGCTACAACAAGCACAGGAACACCTGGCCGATTGGCTACAGGCAGACACCGCCTGTTCCAATAGTCAGAGCTACACCATCGGCAATCGCACCCTCACCCGCTCACACCTGGCGGAAATAGCCAAGCGCATTGTCTTCTGGCGCGCCGAATGTGATCGCCTGGCCAACGGACGCGGTCCCGGCGCCCGCGTCATTCGCGCTATTCCGGTGGATGTGTAATGCCAACCGCGCTCGATAATTTCATCGCTGCCGTCTCTCCCGCCTGGGCCTCCCGGCGCGAGGAAGCGCGCGCCGCCACGCTGGAAGCGCAGGTGCGCAACCAGGTCGACGGCCTGCGTTTGCAGACGGTGAAGCGCATCAGCAATACCGGCTATGGCAATTCCGGCGCCAACTCGATGAAACAGTCGATGGCGCGTTACAACTACCGCGGCGGATCGACCGAAGACGATATCGGCGTCTACTCCTCCATCCTCGCCCAGCGCAGCCGTGATCAGTATATGGGTAATCCGATCGCCCGCGGCGCGCTGAATACCCATGTCACGCACGTGGTCGGCGGCGGATTGCAACTGAAATCGAAACCCGACGCGAAATACCTCGGCTGGACCGAGGAATATACCCAACTCTGGACCGCCCAGGTGGAGCGTGAGTGGCAGCTCTGGTCGGAAACGGTGGAATGTTCGCTGGAACGCCAGTTCTTCTTCGATGAACTCCAGCAAACCGCATTCCTCTCCGCGCTGATGTCCGGCGATTGCTTCGCGCTGTTGCCGATCGTGCCGCGCACGAACGTCGAATACGACCTGCGCGTGCATCTCATCGAAGCGGACCGCGTGTTGAATCCCTACGTCTTCCCGCTCACCGGCTATCTGATGCAGGTACGCTTGCTCGATGATGGCGGCTGGATTTCCGGCGGCATCGAATTCGGTCCGGACGGCGGCGTGCGCGCCTATCACGTCGCCAAGTGGCACCCGCTCACCCGCCAGTTCGTGCGCGATATCGCGCAATGGCAGAAGATTGAGACGGAGAAGATCGCCCCGCGCGGCCAGCGCACCGGGCGCCGCAATATTCTGCACCTGCTCTCGGTCGAACGCCCGGAACAGCGCCGCGGCGTGCCGTTGCTGGCGCCGGTCATCGAAGACCTGTTGCAAATGCGCCGCTACACCGAAGCCGAACTGATGGCCGCGGTAGTGACGGCGATGTTCACGGTGTTTATCAAGTCGGATACCCCGCAATCGCCGCTGGGAGAGGGCATCCCCGAAGCGATCGCCGCGCCTCCCACCGGGCTGGAAGCGCTGGGCGCGGATAACGCCTATCGGCTGGGCAACGGCACAATCCTTGGCCTTGCGCCCGATGAAGATATCGTGATGGCCGATCCCAAGCGGCCGTCCTCCGGTTTTCAACCGTTCATTCAGGCGATTTGCGAGCAGATCGGCCCGGCGCTCGGGTTGCCGTATGAAGTGCTGTTGCAGCATTTCTCCAGCAGCTATTCCGCCTCCCGCGCCGCGCTGCTCATTGCCTGGAAATCCTGGCAGACGCGCCGGCAGTGGATGGCGCGTCGCTTCAATCAACCGGTCTTTGAGGAGTTTCTGGCCGAAGCGGTCGCGAAAGGGCGCATTGACGCGCCCGGCTTCTTCACCGACGCCCGCCGGCACCAGGCGTATTGCCGCGCCAACTGGCACGGTCCCGCCCTCGGCACCATCGAGCCGGTCAAAGAAGCGCAAGGCGCGCTGATGCGCATCAACGGCGGTCTGTCCGACGAGGAACGCGAAGCCGCGGAGATCAACGGCTCTGACCCGCGCGAAAACCTGACCATTCACGGCCAGATGCTGGATCTGCGCGCCAAACTCGGCATTACGGCGGTCTTACCCGAAAAACTGATGCCGACCACGGAAACGCAACAGGAAACCGCGAAATAACGTCATTTTTGCCCATTTGGGGATAAAAGGAGGGCGAAATGCCCAAAAAGACGCAAAAACAGGCCGAATTTAAGCCATTTTGGACCTTTCAGGCTCTCGCCGCCGGCGAAAACGGCGCAAAAAGCTGCGAAATGCTGCTGTACGGAACGTTTGACGACAGTTCCTGGGCGGCGTATTACGACGATTCCATCATCTCGAAGGCGTTCGCCGAAGCATTGAACGCACAGGAATTGACCGCCAACGATAAGCTGAACGTCCGCATCAACAGCCTGGGCGGCGATGTCTTCGCGGCCATGGCAATTTACAGCCAACTGCTGTCCTGCCCGGCGGAGAAAACCTGCATCGTCGATGGCGCGATGGCCAGCGCGGCGACGATTCCCGCCTGTGCCTGCAATAAAATTCAGATGCACGCCGGCAGCATGGGGCTGGTCCATCACGCCTCCGGCTGGGGCATGGGCAATGCCGCCGACCTCCGCAAAACCGCCGACGATCTGGCGAAAATCGACGATGCGCTGGTCGCGCTCTATATCAAAAAGAGCGGCGTCGATGAAGCGGATATCCGCGCGCAAATGGATGACGGCGGCTGGATGACGGCCCAGCAATGCCTGGAACTCGGCCTCTGTGATGAGATCATTCCCGGCGAAGTCGCCGCCGAAGAAACCGCCGACGATCCGCTGGTGTGGAATATCGCCGGGCAGATTTTCGACATGACCAATATTGCCATTCGCCCCACCGCGATGCTGAAAACTGCCCCGCGTGCTGAAGCTGATCCGATTGTCCCGCCCGCGCCCGCCCCGTCTGCCGCCGTCTCCTCCCCGGCGGCAGACG